TCTTAGTGATGCTTGGAAATATAAAAATGAAAAAAGGCCAGGCAGAAGGAAGGGATCTAGAAATAGATCATAAATAAAATTAGCTGAGGTTTTATCAAATGTTAACAGAGGTTACATTGGTTGTTTATTCGGCTCTTTTTTGCATCGGTGGTGCAATTATAGGTACGATCTTAGGATGGTTCGCTTGTCAAAGATGGGCTGATTATGTTACACTGAAGAACGCACAAATAGCATCTCACCCAGAGATGTATGATCAAGAAGGAAACTTGATCAAAACAGATCTAACTGCAGTCCGTGTAGTATTGGATGACACAACTTATTATTTGGAGGATGATGATTAATCATGGCGACGACAACAAAAACTAAAAAATTACCACCAAACCCTCTAATTTCTGAGGTTCTTGATGCTGTATCTAAAGCAAGATCTAAGGCAAAGAAGGTTGAATTGTTAAAGGAATATGATTCACCTGCCATTCGTGCGATATTGATATGGAGTTATGATGAGAGTGTAAGAAGTATGTTACCTGATGGTCAAGTACCTTACAGTCCCAATGAGGCGCCAAAGGGCACCGATCATAATCAATTAACATCAGAGTATAAGAATCTATATCACTATGTTAAAGGTGGTAACGATCCTCTTCCACCATTAAGAAGAGAAAGTATGTTCATACAACTTCTAGAGAGACTTCATGCAGAGGAAGCAGAGCTCATTTGTTTAACTAAAGATAAAAAAATAAATACCAAGTATAAGTTAACTCAAGAGACTATTGCTGAGGCCTATCCAGACATTCATTGGGGTGGTCGGTCATGACCAGACCTTCACTGAGTGAAGAACAAATACTTAAAATGAAAGGCAGTAGTACCATCGTAATTTATACTGGATGTGATGACTCAGTTGTTCATGATAAAAATCTTCCCACTACCGCATATCTTATAAAATGTAAGGATGAGGATAAAGTGTGGCAAGATGTTGTTATGGGAGATGCAGTTACTATATTTGATTCTTATTGGGATGTATTTAAGAAGAATGTTATTGAAAAAATAGATTGGACTTATGGTACTATAAATCCAAGTTCATGGAATAGTAAACCTAAACCCCCAAAGAAAAGGAGGAGAAGAAAGAAACTGGAGGATGAAGAAAATGCATGAAGAAAATCTAATTAATGATCCTAAACAAGATCCTAGTAATTATTCTTTAAATAAAAAAGAATTTGGAAAAGTCTTGAAAAAATATAAGAAGATATCAAAATATATGAAGTCTTCCATGTATCAGATTGCCAAATTGAGTGGAAAACGTACCATAGTTGATGATTTACTGGATGAATTTAAAGAAAATCCAAAATTGTAACAAAAGTTACATAGGTACTTGACTATATAATATAACTGTGTTAGTATTAACACAATCGTTCACCTTGATACATTCAAGGCGCAAGTAAGCCGACTCGGAACGGAATCGTTCATCCTCTTCGGAGGACGCAAAAGCCGACTAAAGGAACGGATTAAAACCCCAACTACTTTAGGAGTAAGCCAATGGCACAAGTCACTTATCGTGGTGTCCAGTACGACACCAACGAGCGCAAGCAGTCTACATCATCTAAGTCTCAATTGACTTATCGTGGTGTTAAGTTTCAAAAAGAACTTACTACTGCTTAATTTGATTTAAACATCAGAAAGGAAGGGCTATTGACAGCCCTTCCTTTTTTTATTATAATACTGCCCATGAACAGAGCTAAACTAAAAGTTTTAATCACTGCCTTGAAAGAGGTTGTGGATGAACTAGACTCCGAGATCTATTCGGATGTTGGTGAACATGTTCCCCAAGATTCTATTGAATCTGATTACGATGAGGTCTTCTAAGATGAATCTTAAACTAAGACAACAAGTATTAAAAATTCTTTTACATGAATTTGGAGATACTGCATCTAGTAAATCAATCTACGAATGTGCTGATGAATGGTGCAGTAAACAAGTCACTTCTAATGGTATTGTTAGTTATTTTAAAGCCTACTATACTAAATAATAGGTAATCATACTCTATTATATTATTTTGAAGGACAAGAAGGCAGCTAAAAAACTTTTGAAGAGGGCAAAGAAACATCCAGATTGGTATACGGAAAAGGATGTGTACTATGCTAAAATGATTAAAAAAAGATTTAAAAAGAATGAAAGCAAGACTGATTCAATCGACACCGAATCCTGAAGAAAACATGGCATACATTGCCCGTGTTTCTAATCCATCTAATCAAGACAATGATAAGTATGCAGGACTATTGAAGTACTGTATCAAACACAACCATTGG